AGATCAGAGAAAATACCCTTTATAGTAACGCATTGCACTTCGATATAAAATGAAGGTGAAAAAATACTTTCATTATAATCAATATGTGTGATAGATATGATTTCATCACCAAGTCTTGCAGATGGAGTCTCCTCACAAGCTTTCGTGATATCTAATTTTTGTAACTGAAAGTTTTTAAGAAAAGACATTTTTATCCAAATATTGGTACAGCGGCATCATTATCTAAAAGAACAACAAGAGTATCATTACCAGTATCTATACGTAAACTAGTGAGGTCTTTATCACCTCCACTTCCAGTAGGTTGAAAATCATCAAATATATTAAAATTAAAAATTCTCTTCATTTTATTTACCAATTCATCATTTGTAGTTGGTTTATTCTCATTGGCGTTTTGAAATATATTTCCTTTAGTTTCTAGATCAATAAAATCAAAATTATTTAAAGTTCTTAAATCTTTAATAATTAAATCAAGATCTGTTTTAGTCATACCCCCATCCTCTAACATATCTACCATTACATCCTCAAATACTCGCACTGCTCTATTAAAATCGTCTGGTGATACTCCCTCAGGCACTTCTCCTAATCGTAAAGCTCTACTTAATATTTCAAAATTACCATCAAGATCTAACATAATTCTCTCAAGATCTTTATCTTCCTTTATAATTTTTAAAATTTCATTTGTTTTTTTCTTATTCAATAGTCTTTCTAATTTTCTTCTTGTTTTTACGTCAAAAAATTTTTTGTTATTAAGAACTCTTATTTTTGTTTTCTCATTAAAGTTTCTATACTTAATAAATTGATTATTTTTAAAACTTAATTTTTTTAAATTTTTTAAAACTCTTTGACTTTTTTGAGTTCTATTTAACCTACTAGTTCTAGGGTTGCCAGGATATAAATCAAAAATTTGAGACGCAAAGTTAAGAAATTGCAATCCCTTGTTGTTAGAAAGATTTTTAGCACCTTCATTTCTAAAGCCTGGACTACTAATAAAAAGTTTACCATTTGGAAATGCTCTTATGACATACTCATTTTCTGTCATGCCCTCTTGAACTTTACCAGTCCTTTTCGCCTCTTTAAGCATTTCCTCAGCTAACAAGTAAACAAAAGGAGAGGGTGGTTCATTTTGAACATTGACCATTTTATTTACTTCACTAGGGCCTAGATAAGTCTGTTCATAAACCCTTTGAAACTCATATTTGGGTATATTTGAATCAAAAATCGTTCCACCAACAACCTCAGCTTCTGCTAATTGTTGTTTGATATCAATTGTAAATGATTTTCCATCTACAGTTACACTAAGAGGAATTGCTTTGTCTTGTTCTTTTTGATTTTCAAGGACTATTTCAACAATTTCTCGTAAATCTAATCTTCTTAACTCTTCTTCTTTATTATCTGTTTTTTTCTGTAATTCAGGAAATTCAGCTAACACTCCATTATCTTCAGCTAATTGTCTCGCTTGTTCAAGATCCCCTTGCTTAATTAATTCTTTAATAACATCTCTAACATTTACTTTTACATTTTCTTTGTTTATTTCTATTTCTAATTGTTTTTCTTCAACATTAACAGGCACCTCTTGTGTTGAATCAGGAAGTTGATTTGGAGGACGACCACCACCGCCACCAGTAGGTAAAAGAAATGGTAATCCCATAGGTGGTTCACGGTCTATTCCTTCACCAAACATTGCTCCAGCTTTTCCCACCAGACGAGGAATAACTGGTATCACTCTTCGTAATCGTCTTCTTAGAGTTGTAATTTTATCAATATCAGTTTTTAATAAACTATTAGAAGATTTTATAATATCTACAATTTGTTTTGTTTTAGCTGCAGTTTTTCTTAAAGGAGGTAGAAGTGTGGTTTCTATATTAACCGCAGAGGCATTCTCAATATTATCATTCGTATTTGGAAATAGATCAGTGATTGGATTAAAAGCCATTATGCTCTACCTCTAGACAAGTATCCTTCCCAATCACCACTTAAAGGTTCACTGCTGATAACATCTGATCCAAATATAGGCACAGATTTACCCATATTATCAAACTGTTCTTTTCCGTTACCAGAACGTAGATCAAGAACCGTAATACCTGACTTTGATCCCACAGGAATAGGAGAACGAGAGGCGCTTGCAACTAGTGACATATTATTTGCAAAATTATTACCTCCAAAAGAAGATGAAACATTTGTAGTTTCAGATCCACTTCTAGGCATTAGTAACTCATTAATCATACTTAAATTATCAACAATATCTAACATACTATTATCAATAGTATCATCTTGAAATAAATTAGTTTCACTCATATCATTATTAAATAACCCAGTTAAAGGCCCTGCAGATGCTAATAAGTTTGAATTTCCATCTCTATTTCTAAAACCCATTGGAAGAGATGCAACATTATTATTTTGATTATTTAAGAAGGAAGCTGTTTTCTGATCCTTCTTATTATTTTTATTATTCTTCTTTTTATCATTATCAGAGAGCATATTTCCTATGATTTCCATTCCCAAACCACCAACTACAGCTCTCAAGAATGGGTTTTTTGCAATTGTATTTCTAGTTGCTTGGAAATTTTTTGCTGTATTTCTAAGAAAATTAAATCTTCTCCTTCTATTTCTTCTTTCTGATCTATCACCACCTCGATCAGTGAGTCTTTTCTCAAAATCTTCTATTATTTTCTTTCTATAACCAGCTTCTATCACAGCTGATTGAATTATTGCATTTCTTATAGAATCAATATTCGCATTTATCTTATTAATCTGATTTACAATACTTGAGAGACTACTATCTTGAAGAGGTGTTGAGTCTATCTGTGGTATAACAGTATCTAATGGTAAAATTGTTCCACCACCAGCACTCATTAATGGGTCTGGTTTGAAAACATTAGGTGCATCATCTGATGGAGATGAAGCGGAACGTGTACCAAAAAATCTTTCTACAAATCTATCTTTATTAAGACCATCGGTTCTTACAATATTATTAGCAGCTTCCTTTTTTCCAAAAAATGAATTTAAAACGGATCTAAGGCCAAGTAATTGTGACCCCTTTCCAAGAAATGATTTAAGAATTGCTAAAATAGCATTCATTATCCTAGTCCTGTTTGTTGTTGTCTTTTCATTTTCTCAGCTTCAAGATAATTTCTTAGTAAATTGACATAAACTTCCCTTTCCCAAGGCATCATATTTTCAATTTCAGTTAAATTATATTTATGATATTGTATTAGAGAGAACATCAACTCATAGTATGACTCAGCGTTCATGTGAGCCATACTTAGGCGAAAAAATTCGCTAGTCCCTCCAAAGTAACAGTCGATTTAACTTTAGTTTCTGGGTTTTCAACCTCAATATCATGAGATAACTTAGGCATTGTGTCAAAGAAAGTTTCAACTTCTCTAAATTGAGTGCTATTTAATTGGCCAATAAAATCGGTAAGTTCTTCTTTAGTGCAATCTTTTGCCTCCCAAGCATCATCTTCACTAAACACCATATCCATACAAGACGCTACAATATCAAAAGTACTTTCACTATTCTTATCCATATTAAAATTTTCATCAACAAATTGATCCAATGTAGGATATTTAAGTCTCATAGTATAAGTATCATCTATTTTGATGTCCCTACTATGTTTTTTAGGTTTTTTAACCTGTATTTCATCAATGTAAATTGTGGAATTTACTTTCGTCTTTCCATCATCAGGACAAGTTATAACGAGATCTATACTTTCTCCAACAGATCTCGCACGTATGTTTAAGAACAAGTATTCAATGTCAAATGTAGGCAAATCATCAATTTTTAAACCTTTCGTTAGAATACAATTTGAGAGAACATCTTTAATTGCATTGGTAATATCTTTCATACTACCACTTTCAATAGCGAGTATTAATATTTTCTCCTCTTTCACTAAGAAAGGACGATATTTAATTTTTTTGCCATTGGACGGTAAAGTCAAATCATAAGAGGGAGTGACAATTTTAGGTAAAGGCATAATAATATTATTCAGTGCAGTGACTTTATTTAGTATAGCACAAGTAAGAATTATAAAATCTTTTTCAGGTTGTCTACAGTTGTATCAATAGGGTTATCAACAAACTTATTGATATTATCCGTAACGCCATCTCCTATTAACTTTGTACGTGATTGATAATTATTTTCATAATTTCCAAGCCAAAAATCAAAGGAATCTGAGGTTCCTTTATTTCCTTTTCTTATAGTGGCATTAGTTACTTCAGACATGGTATATCTATTATACCTGAATGTTACGTTTAATTTAAGAGCATTCACTCCCTGATAATTAATTGGTGTTGATGCAACAGATAAAGGCCATGCTTTTAAAAAATCATAACATAACAGAGCATTTCGATCTGGATCACTACCTGTAAAGAAATCTTTGTTGAACTTAACAACACTCATTTTACATTTGTAATTTTGGGGATAATTTAATGTCGCAACTACATTATCAGCTTTCGCACTACTTTCTCCAAAAAGAGGATTAATAGTTTTCATCCAAGATTCAAAAAATTTAATGACATTGTATTTTCTATCAACTAAAAATGTAAAAGTAACATCGTCATATATTCGACTAAATGGTATTCTCTCTGTTATTCCCTGTCTATCACCAACAACTTCAATATCAGCAAAAGAAGATCCTGGCAATACAGCATCAATCGCAAAAAGACCTAAATCTTCATCCACAAATCTTTTTGACATGCCTGCAGCCGCAGCTGCGTTGTAAATAGTATCATTGGGTTCAATGTATACTTGATACTTATTATCAACTGCTACGGTCTGAAATCTGGATCGTATGTTATTAATGGTATAATTTTTTGGTTGTCTTGACATTATCTCTAAATAGATACCAGCTAGTTATCATCTTTTATTTATGAGCTATAGCGGAAG